TACATTCCAACAAGTAGCAAGTACAGCACTTTTACTGCTGAGACCTATAAAGCTGACAAAATGGGCAGAAATCAGTTCATGTTAAATGATTCTAATGGTTACCCAGTCTTTGTGGCATCTGTCAGGGATGATACTTCTAAGTCAAGGAAATTGACAGCAGAGGTCAAATTAATTAATGGCACTAACAATGCTGTGATTTTTAGTAAGACTGTACCTAGCAAGCACAATAACTTAGATGGGTACTGGTTAATTAAGAGAAATAACAATGTTTGGTATATCAGTCTCTACAATGAGAATGAAAGCGGTGGATACACCAGGATTTTTTACTCTAGGTGGTCTGACAGTAGGGAGTTATATAAAAGACCTGTCTCTCAGGCTCAGATTGGTGTAATGGCTTACTCTAAAAACACTGCTTGTTACATGGCTTGTAAGGATATCAGGGTGAAAACTCTTGATACTCAGGTAAAGGCTAACCAAGTACCTTTAATAATGAGGGCAGGAGATGTATTAGATATTGACAATGAGACAGGAGCTATCTTAAAGAATGGTCAGCCATTTTATGAGTATCTTAATCCTTCAAGTACCTTCATCAAGTTAAAGAAGGGGGAGAATGGGTTAGTTGTAGCTCCTTATGATTCCTTTAACAATGGCAGCATCACATACACAGAAAGAACACTATAGGGGGAGTTATTAAATGGAAGCGCAAAACTTGTATCTACTTGATACTGATAAGACTACAGTAGGTGTCCTGTCTAACAGGATGCCTTTTTCTTTACCTTTTTATGATGATTTGCAGGAGAGAGACTTAGATGAGATGACTGATACTCTCAAGCTGTTTATCCCTGCTAATCATGAAAAATCTAACCTTGTGGTAGCAGGTAACTACATCTTATACCCTAAGTATGAGGGCGATTACAGGCTCTATAGGATTATTGAGACTACTGAGACATCTGACACAAATACTTATTATAAAGAGGTCTATGCTGAGGTATCTGCTCAGGATGATCTGATTAAGGGTGTAGTGAGACCTACTACCTTTACCTCTGTAACCATTGATAAGGTAATTGACCATATCCTAGAGGGTGTCCCTTGGGAAAAAGGCTCTATTGATGATCTAGGTACACAGGATGTCACAATAGAGGACTACCCTACAAAGCTTGAGGCTCTTATTGCTGTTGTAAAGCAGTTTGGTGGGGAGCTTGATTATGAGTATGTAACACAAGGTACTACAATCATTGAGCAGAGGATTTCTGTTTACAAACAACTAGGAAATGCTACAGGAAAGCCTTTCATGCATGGAAAGGATATTACAGGTGTGGAAAGGGTTGAGGATTGGAGCAGTGTAGTTACTGCCCTCATTGGGGTAGGCAAAACTGATGATCAAGGTACTCCACTAACTTTCAAAGATGCCAATACAATACAATACCTACCCAAAGGCTATGAGGTTGTAGGTGACTATGTAGGCTCAATAGCAGCTAGAGAAAATTATAGCAATACAGGAGAGCATATCTTTGGAGTTTACAAGGATGATAGTGCTACCTCTCCTCAAGAGTTGTTTGAGAATACTCTAAGCGCTTTGAAAGAAAATGAAAGACCTAAGATGACCTATAAGGTGGAGGTTGCTTTACTTGAGAGGTTAGCGGGTTATGAGCATGAAAGGGTAGCTCTTGGAGATACAATTCTTGTTCAAGACAAGACAGTACAGCCTGAGCTGTACTTGACTGCAAGGATTAGGAAGCTGAGCAGGTCATTGACTAACCCCCTTAATGATGCTGTGGAGTTAGGGGATTATCTTGCGGTAGTACCTCCTGTTAATAGTAGGATCGCCTCCCTGCAAAAGAAAATATCTTCAAAAGAGGAGATATGGAACAGGGCTAGGGAAATTCCTGAGATGCAGAATACTATCAGCCAGTTACCTACTAAAGATGATCTGTTTTCTACTCAGGCACAGAGGCTAAAAGTTAGGTATATCAGAGACTGGATTAATGGATCAGATGTAGATACTTCTAACCAATGGGCTGAACTACAGGTATTTAAGCAAGGTGTCAATATTGCTAAAGGTCTTATACCTACAGGCTCTGCTGAGCTGACTAACCCTGAGTTTCTTACTGATGAGATTGCAGATTCCACAGTACTTGTAAGCACAGCTATCGGCTCACAGTATGTACTGCTTGATTTAGGTCAGGCAGTTGAGGATGTAGAGTACATTAGGGTGTGGCATTACTTTGGAGATGAAAGGTCTTACAATGGTCACTACACTGATGTTTCTGAGGATGGAGTTAACTGGGTAAGACTGTATAACTCAGATAGGCATGGCACTCATAAGGAGACATCTGAGGGCTTTATTGTGCCAGTCAATAGCTCTGCTATCATTGCCACTCAAGAAAAGCAAGTTACTCAGGTAGTAACAGCCTTTGAGGAGCTGGATGAGTTTAAGCAGTCTGTTGAGTATGAGCTAGAACAGAAAGTACCTTTGAATACTTTCAATAACACAGTTGATAACCTTAACACTGCTATGGCAGACAAGGCTGATTTAGAGTATGTAGGTGGAGAGCTTAAAAACAAAGCTAACGCATCAGAAACATACACTAAGACTGAGATAGACAGTGCTGTTAATAGTAGAGTCTCAAATGTTACTTATGAGACAGATGAGACAGGAAGGGTGCAGAGGTTTGAATCTGCTGAGAGCAGGATTAAGCAGGTAGAAGATGAGATCACTCTTTCTTTAGAAGGTTCTTCTTATGACAAGTTGTCAGAGCTGCTAAAGAGCAATACAGCCAAGATCACAGCCACTGCTGAGGCTTTAGAGTCTAAAGTAGAGGCTACTGAGGTCAAGGACATAGCTAGAAGGACTGGGGCTGACATTGTTAAGGTAAGGTATGTCAGGGTGTTAATGAATGGGAACACCACTAACAATGGTAACCATATTGTAGAGCTAAGAGTTATGCAAGGTGGGATTAACCTTGCTAAGGGAGTTACACCTACAGCATCTACTACAATGACTAACCCAACTGCAATGACTGATGACAATTACAGCGGCACTAATCCCTACACCTCTATAGGGGGCGGCTCTCAGTGGGTGCAGCTTGATTTAGGGGCTGTATATGACAATATTGACTATATTCATTTATTTTTGTATTGGGCTGATCTAAGATCATATAACCATGAGGTACAGGTATCAGAGGAGGGGGTTAACTGGGTTAGCCTTTTTGATACAGCTAAAAATGGTAATTATACTTGTACAGATTCAGGCTTTGTGATCTTAGTCAATGAGCAAAAATCAATAAATACAATGGCAACATCAATCAAGCAGGCTGCTGATTCTATTGAGACTAAGGTAGAGAAAAATGGTGTTATTTCAGCCATTAACCAATCTCCTGAGTTAATTAATTTATCTGCCAAGAAAATTAACTTTGATGGTGCTGTTTTAGGTAGTACTGCTACTTTCAGTGGAATGGTCAAAGGTGCTGTTATTGAGACTAATAAGACCGTTGACAACAAGATAAATAATGCTAGGTTTGATGGTGCTGAGTTTAGGTTTGTCAGATACAAAGCAGGTGTTACTGATCCTGATACTACTACTGTAGATACCTCTCAGATTGAAACAATGGCTAAGGTTTATCAGGATGGAATTGGCTTTACAGATGGCACTCTAGCTATGGGTGTTGGATTAGGTCACATTGTTAATGATGGTCAATTAGAGCTTTTGGCTGATAGCCTTTTTGTCAGCACAGCTACAGGTACTACCTTTAATAACAAGGTGGCTATTTGGTCAGATGCTGAAATATGGGGAACATTGGATGTAGATACTATATCAGGTGATTTAGCTGTAGGGGGTAACTTGAAATTCAGTACCGCCTCTTTCACCAATTCCTCAGGTGTAGTGTTTGATAAGTATGGAAACATACAGGCATCTACTAGCGCCTCAGCAGGAGCTTACTGGGGTTTAAAGACAGCTACAGGCACAGTAATAGCAAGGTTTTACAATGGCTCAGGAGCAGAAATGATAGAGCTTTCTCCTGTAGGTAGTTCTAACTTTAAATTCAAGGCTTCCCCTGATGGCAATGGGCATAGTGTTATACAAGGGGCTAACAAGGGCTTGCTTAAATTTTTAACTAATGCCTCACAGAATATGCAGATCAGAAACTCCTCAGATACAGCATATGTGGCTATGACAGCAAGTGCTTTCAATACCTCATCTAAGAGGGAGTTTAAGAAGAATATTGAGGATTACACTGAGAATGCTCAGGCTCAGATTGCTGCTACTCCTGTACATCTCTATCATTTTAATGAGGAGCTAGATACTGAGATGAAACACTTAGGGTTGATATTGGATGAAGTACCTGCATATATGGCTGATGTCCAAGGTGAAGGAATTGAGCTGTACCCAATGGCTTCTATGTTGTGGAAAGCAATGCAAGAACAAATAGAGATTAATAAAGGCTTAACTAAAAGACTGGAATTACTTGAAAACTCAGCACAGAGATGACCATTAGAGTAAGGACAGTCTAAGGGGGGATTTAAATGCAGGTAGATGCTACTACAGTAATTGCTCAGTATCAAGCTGAGATTGTAAGGTTAACTCATGAGCTTATGATGCTGAGGGCTTTCAATTCTAAACAAAAAGAAACAGGTGAAGCAGCACCACAAACAGCAGAGTAGTACTTTCATTAAGATGTATCAGATGCACAAAGAAGTAAGGAGGCTATTAGACAGCTTTTGTCTATGGTCTCTTTTTTTTATTGTCTTTTAATCACAGACATAGATAGCTGAAAGGAAAGGAGGTCTCAGAAGTGTCTCATATCACTAACTTTTATGTATGGATGGTAGGACTTGTAGGCTCTTTGACAGAGTTTGTATCAGGTCACTATGACAATGCAGTGTTTATTTTAGTAGCAATGATGCTACTAGATGTAGTCACAGGGTTGCTCAAGGGCGCTAAAAACAAAAGGCTAAAGTCTGCCATTATGCACATGGGCATTATCAAAAAGGCAGGCATGTTGCTTGCTATTGTATTTGCCTCATTGTTAGACATTTTGGTCAATGATGGTATGCCTGTATTTAGAACCTTGATGACATGGCTTGCAATTGGTAATGAGGGGCTGTCTATTATAGAGAATTTTACAGCTCTCGGAGTTAAGATTCCCACACAGATCAAAGACAGGCTTGCTCAGATAGTATCAGAAAAACAAGAGTTACAGAATGAGAAGGACAAGGCTGAGAGTTAATACTCTTGGTCTTTTTTCTGTCTCAAAAATAAAAAAAGGAGAGGGTATAAATGGCTAGTTACATTAAGGATTATGTGGAAGTAAATAAATACACTAGACCTGATCTGAAGCTTTTGGGTGTTAAAGGTATTGTCATTCACTGGACAGCTACACCTAATGCATCAGCTAAGAATGAGAGAAACTATTTCAATGGCACATGTATTGCAGAGAAAAGGTATGCCTCAGCTCATATCTTTGTAGACAGGAAAGAGGCAAGGTTAATCATCCCTTTAGATGAGGTTGCTTATCATGCTAATGACAAGCCTTCTAAGATTGCTAAGTTTAAAGCTACAGCATCTTACTACAAAGGTGGTAACGCAAACTTGACTACTATTGGTGTAGAGATGTGTGTAGAGAAAAATGGCACTATTCATGCTGATACTATTGCTAGGGCTGAAAAGGTAGTAGCTGAGCTGTGTAAACAGTTTAAGCTGACGGAAAAAGACATTTACAGGCACTATGACATTACAGGGAAAAACTGCCCTACACCTTTTGTGTCTGACTCTTCTAAGTTTACATCCTTTAAAGCAGGTGTAAAAAAGCTGCTAGGCTCTAAGTCTACAGGCTCTAAAACATCTACAGCAAGTAAGTCCTCTGATTCCAGTAAAAAGATGGTTATTGTAAAAGCAGCACAGCTTTACACTTACAACTCTGCTGACTGGAATGATAAGGGTCTTATTGTTAAAAAAGGTGAGGCATTCACAATCAAAAGGGAGTTAACTGTTAAGGGTAGCAAGATGTATCAGCTTAAATCAGGACTGTACATTACTGCTAATACAAAGTATGTCTCAGTTAAATAAGATGAAGTAAGGGGGAGCTTAATCGCTCCTCACTTTTTTATTTTCAAATTAATGTATCAGAAATTGTAACAATGTTAGGTGTCAGAAACTGATACAAAGCTTGGTTTAGTGTTACAGAAACTGTTACCTAACATTACTACTTATATATATATCTATCTTTTATTTAATAGTTATAAGGTTATGTATCAGAAACTGTAACAAAAGGTTTTTACCCAAGGGAGGCTGTGAAAAGTCTCTCTTATTTTTTTGTCTAAGTGTCACACTTTGAAACTTCTATCTAATAAGAGAGGTGTAAGGCAGAAACAAAGTAGGAGGAAACAGAATGACAGAAATTTTAAATCCTGTTCTCTCAGTGGATTTTAAAAGAGAGTACTCAACTTTATCAGATGGTGTAGAGGAAAGCCTAAGAGTCTGCATAGATGCAGGAGCAATCCACTCAGGGCTAATCAAGGAGTTAGGAGCTAACAGATTTAGTCTGCTGATGGCTATTGTCTCTCATATGGATGCGTCAGGAAAGTGCTTCCCTAGTCAAAGGAAACTAGCTGAGCTGACAGGGCAGAGTCCTACCACTGTTAATAAGAATATCAATGAGATGTTAGAAATCACTTTCAAGGGGCAGCACATTCTCAGGAGGGAGCTGACAGGTGGAGGTAAGAGGCAGAAAAGCATTTATTACATCCATCAAGGTAAGGTCACTAATACAGATGTTGTAGATGAGACTGTGAAGCCAGTGGAGCAGAAAAAGGAGAAAGTCAAAGCCTTCAATAGTAGAGATGTAGCTAACTACTGGGGAGAACTGTACAAGGATACCTTTGGTAAGGGCTATGTATTCAATTATGGAGCAGAGTTAACTCAGATTAAAAAAAAGCTGCTACCTAACTTTGATGAGGAAACTCTAAAGGCTGTTATCAAAATTGCCATAACTCAGTATCAGCAAAGATGGGCATCAGAACAGTATCCACTGCCTACTATTTTTATGCTAACAAGTTGGTTAGCTAATACAGCCTATGGCATCCATAAGCAGGGAGCAGACAAAGCAGAACAGCTAAACACAAAGATAGAAACAGCTAAGGCTCAAGATGATACAGACAGAGCTATGAGCCTGTTTAACATTTAAGGGGGATTTACAATGACTGGATTAAAACATACTTGCTCATTTGATAAAGAGGTTAGAACCTGTGACTATACTTGCTTTGCTTGCACCTTCATGCATGGTGTAGAAGGTGGCAGAGGTGGCATGTGGGCTACTACAGGTGTGCCTAAGAAGTACAGGGGGGCTAGGCTGTCTAACCTCCCCATTGAGGAGGACAACCCTAAGGCATACAAGATCATCAGCCAGTATGTAGGTAATGTGCTGACTTTTGTGCAGGAAAAGAGTGCAGGACTACTGCTGTATTCAATTCCATCTAATGAGAACCCTTTTGGAACAGGTACAGGAAAGACTTCATCTGCTGTCACAGTTTTAAATCACTTTCTAATTGAGAGGTGTAGAAGCTATCTGAAAGGTCAGCAGGGCATGAAAGACAATCCTGCAATCTTTGTAAAGACTACTGAAATGCAAAACTCTTTTAATGCCATGTTTAGGGGCACAAGAGAAATGCAGGAAGAAGCTAGTAAAAGATACTATAATCTGAAAAATGCAGTCAAAAAGACTGAGCTTGTTGTACTAGATGATATTGCTACTAGAGGCAGTAGAATATCTGAGGCTTATGAGGATGAGCTGTATGAGATTTTAGATTACAGGTCTACTAATGGTCTAACAACCATCTTTACAAGTAATGTGAGCCTAGAGGAGCTGTCCAAGTGTTTAGGTGACAGGATTGCCTCAAGGGTTGCAGGGATGACAGTAAAACTAGGCTTTACAGGCAAAGATAACAGACTTGACAGCTTATTTAAGTAGGAGGCAGTAATCATGAGTATGATAGAGCATCAGTTAATTAGTAAGGTACTAGAAGAAAACAACTTTCACATAATGAATAAATACAATATCAAGCAGGTAGACTTTTATAACATTCCTGAGGTCTATGAGTTTGTACAGAGCTATGTTAATGAGCATGGGCAGACTCCTGACTACAGGACTGTTGTAGGGGAGTTTGAGAGCTTTAACTACTTGCCTGAGACTGCTGACAGCTTTGCTTACTTAGCCAAGGCATTGAAGAACAGCACAGCAAAGAGAGAGGCTGTCATGCTGCTTCAAAAAGAAGCAGGTAAGAAGTTTGATGAGTTACAGGGTGTTGAGTACATTAACTGGATGGCTAATGAGATCAGCAGAATACAAAGCATGGCTAATGCTACAAGCTACTCAGGTGTTAACTATGCTGTCAATGGTGATGAAAGATGGAACACCTATCAGGAGAATAAGGAAAACAGGTCATTTAAGTTTATTCCTACTCCCTATGACAGCTTGACTAAGTGGTTAGGGGGAGGCTTTGAGCTAGGAGATTACATTTTATTACAGGCATACACAAACAGAGGTAAGTCATGGATAGGCTCGCACATTGGTGTTACAGCATGGCTCAATAAGTTTGGTGTACTGCATTACTCTCCTGAGCTTTCAGAAGTACAGCAGACGCAAAGGAATGACACTCTAATAGGTCACTTTAACAATGTTCACTTGAAGCTAGGGCAGTTAGATGATGAGCAAGCTTACAGATCATATCTTGATAACTTTAAAGACACTAATGAGACTCCTTATATCATCAAGACTATGGAGCACCTACCTGAGGGGCTGTCTGTTGATGTTATTGAGGCTGATCTACAGGCTAACCCTGATATTGGCATGGTAATCATTGATGGATTTAACCTCATGACTCATAAAGGTAGAGGCAGTAACAGAGACAGCATGAGTACTACAAGCAGGCAGCTTAGACAGGTGTTTGGTAGACATCAGGTAGCAGGTCTTGTAATCCATCAGACTCCTACAAGTGCTGAGAAGGATAACAAAGAGGATGATGAGACTGGGGCTAGGATGGTTAAGCCTCCTGAGCTACATCAGTACTCTGAGACAATTGCTGTCATCCAAGATGCTTCCACTATCTTGAGTTATGACCAAAGAGATGGGATAGGTAAGATACTGTTAAGCAAGACTAGGACTCCTAATGTCAATAAGGAGCTAACTTTACATTGTGACTTTAACCATGGGTATATCAAGGAGGCTACAGCCATTGACTATATCTAATTTAGTAATGCCTACAGAGTTACAGTATACTGTCAATCATGAAATTGGCTTGCAGGTAAAGAGGAATTTAGGAAGGGGAACACACATGACATATCAGGTTTACAATAGCAGTTTAGTAGGGAGAAGGGTTTTGGTTAAGGAGGACAGCAGACTAGCCTCTGTAGTGCAGGATGGTTCACAGGTTGCTGTGCCTTTCCTTGCTGTTAGAAAAGATCATGAGCCTAACCTTGTCACAGTAGTCAAGTTTGATGATGTTGTTATCTTGGGGGAGGTGCAGTCTTAATGGCTGTAGTGATTCATGAGCAGGAGCTAGAGGTAGATGTAGCTGAGGAGCTTGAGCCATATCTTGATGCCTTCCCTAAGTACAGGGTAAGGGGTAACAAGCTACAGTCTTGCTCTCCTTTTAGGGCTGAAAATAAACCTTCATTCGCAGTAAATATGGAAGATGGCACTTGGATTGACTCAGGTGCTTATGATGAGGATTGGAGAAAGGGTAACTTTGTTAAGTTGCTCTCTTTTCTTATGGGTGTTACCTATGATGAGGCAAGAGATTATCTGCTTGAGAAGTACAGGACTATTTTCTCTGATATGGACAACTTTAAGCTAGACATATGGCTACCTGAGATTGATAAACCTTACAGGACTGTCTCTAAAGAGGAGTTAGAGCCTTTCATGTACAGAAACCCTTATCTCACTAACAGGGGCATTACAGAGAAGGTACAGAGGGCTTTTAAGATTGGTTATGACAGAGATAAGCAGGCTATTGTTATCTGTTGGTTTGATAAGCATGGGGAGATCATAAACCTTAAATTCAGATCAATCAGAGATAAAAGGTTTTGGTATTTAGATGATGGTCAGCCAATCAAGCAGCATATCTTTGGCTTACACTTCATATTCAAGCTCAATTTAAAGAGAGTCTTTGCTGTAGAGTCAGAGACAGATGCGCTGTACCTGTGGAGTCATGGGATACCTGCTATAGCCTTTGGCTCAGCCAGTATGTCTAAACAGCAGGAGAAGGTACTCCTTAACTCACCTATAGAGGAGCTTGTTATAGCCACTGATAATGACAATGCAGGTTACAGGTTTAGAAAGGACTTGGAGAAAAGGTTAATGGGCAAGTTAGACCTCAGTTTGATGCCTATTCCTTATGGTTTGAAAGATGTAAATGATATAGCTCCAAATAGATTAAAAGAGGCTACAGAGAAAGTAGAGAGGTTAACTCCTTCTTTTCTGTAAGCCTCCTTTTTTGTGAATGAGATAGGACTATTTAACTATTTTAAAAGACCTAAAAAAGGGTGAGAGATCGGTATATCCCTTGGGGCTGTAGGTTTGAGGGCTAATGGTATACATATTTAAACAGAAAAAAGAACAGTTGTTCTAAAAATAAGTGTTGTCAGTGATTACAGTATAGTGTATTATAACTAAGTACTCAGGTGATTACAGTATAGTGTAAATGTATATAACATTTATGTGGTCTTGGTACATAAAAAATAATATCTAAAAAAGGTAGATACCTATAGTGGCATCTGTCTACTTTCTTATTGCCTTTTTGATTACAGTATCCTGTCATTGCTTGATAGTGTCAAAGCAGGAGGCTTATTTTTTATACCTTTTTGATTACAGAATACTGTAATTGTCCCTTGGTAACTACAAAAAACTGAAAGAGGTTATTCACTTATGAAATCATTAGAAAACACTCAACTTACTAACATCGAAATCAATGCGTTAGCAATGGAGTACAAAGCTACAAGAGAAGAAGCAGTATTCAATACACTTATGTCAGCAGTTAAAGACTTAGCAGAAAACCTAGCTTATAAATTCTATAACAACTCAAGAGGGCTAAATGTTCCTGAGGATGACTTTGTACAAGAGGCTTATCTTGCAGTCTACTCATCTATTGATAGCTATGATGTAGAAAAAGGTAGCTATTTCACTGCCCATCTCAAGAGATGTGTAGAGTGGAAGATTCAAGACAACATCATTAAATCTAGTCAAAGAAAAGCTCAGCAATTCAATAGACAAGCCCTGTCACTAGATGCCTCTATAAACAGTGGTACTGATTCTTTCCTTTCTGCTGTAGAGCATCAATATGCTACAGACGCAGAGGAAGTCTTTAACACTGCTGTAGAGAATGTAGAGAGTAATGATGCTCCTGATGTATTTTCACTTGCTAAAGAGCTTATTAATGAGTTCTCCCAGGATGCCTTAGAAGATGATAAGGCAATCATTGAGACTACTTTTGCTGTAATATTAGCAGCTTCTCATGAGTCAGGAGACATCAAAAGAAAAGTAACTAAGGCTCTTACAGATGCTCTAGGTGTAGCACCTGCAACTGCTAGAAAAAAGAAAAGCAGAGCATTTGCTAGATTTGAAGCTTTTGCATCTGAGAGAAATTATGAGATTAGTCTGTCACAGTTTTAAGGTGGCAGTCTAATTATAGAAGTGAGAGAGGGGAGCAGTAGCTCCTCAGCCTCCTACTTAAATCATATGTATAAGAATTTTGATAGTGATACCTCCTCTATATTAACATAGAGAGGAAACTTTTAGCAATAATGTATTACAGTTTTTTAGGTAATTACATAGGGATTACTTTATTTTCTGTATTACAGTTTATCGTATAGTAGGGAATACCCTATGTATGATACTGATAAACATTTTTTATCCTAGTAGCTCAGTGGATAGAGCATCTGCCTCCTAAGCAGAGGGTCACAGGTTCGAACCCTGTCTAGGATGCCATTACTCAGGTCATAGTGACAGGTGCTTTTCTAGGAGGTACAGCAGAGGTGCAAGTCCTCACTGAGTAGCCTAACATCAGTCAGATAGCTCAAAGGAGAGCAGTGCTAGTCTCTGTTAAATAATTAGCAAAGGGTGTAGGTGTGAGTCCTGCCATAGCTTTGAAGGGGCTATGTAGATCAAGATGGATCATTGCAAGAGACTGTTAAACAATGTGGCAAAGGGTGGAGGGGCAGTTCCTCCTCTGACTGGCTTTATATGGGGTTAGTGTAATTGGTAGCACACCAGTCTCCAAAACTGGGAGAGCAGGTTCAAGTCCTGTGCCCTGTGCCAAAAAAAACAAAAAGCTTTACTTACAGCCTGTACAAGTAGAGAGCTGTCATGCACTGAGGTAACAAGTTAGAGTGCCTGAGATGGCTCAGCTCTCAGGATTTAAAGCTTTTCTTTACATCATGGAAGGTTTGTAACAGGTTCAAGTCCTGTACCTTCCTAGCTTAATTATGGATACCCACTCACAAAAATAATAGCTCATAGGGCTAACAGGGGGAAAAGGGTATGTCAGTAATTACAGCTAGAGGAGATCAGGCTAAGGAAAATGCCAATAAAGGGAAGGTAGATACTAAAAAAATCTACCTAAGGCTAAAAGATGCTCAGGCTCATAAAGTTAGGGTGCTGGGTGTCAAGGATTATGTAGAGTACAATGCATCAGGTGATTATAACCTTGGTATCTATAATCAGCCAGTAGCAGAAAGCTCTCCATTGCTTGTAGCACATGCAAAGGGTGGAGAGAAGTTTAATGGTCTCTATAAGAAGCAAAGGTATACTTTTGTCTTTGGTTCTATTGAAACAGGTGAGTTAGTAGCTATTGATGTTTCTAAGAATCAGGCAAAGACTCTCATCTCAGGTATTGAGGAGTATGCTGAGAACATTAAAGAGATTGCTTTTAACCTCAAGAGAACAGGTGCAGATACATCTACAAGCTATGGTCTAAATCCTATCTTAAAGATGAAGCCTGAGGATAAAGTCAATTTTGACAAGTTTGAGGGTGTAACTGTTGAGCCTAAGTTCTTTGATGACATTCTACAACCTAAAGATGATAAGTTCCTTGCTAAGCTGTTGAGTGAAGCAGGCTTTGATGTAGCAACTCACTTACCCCACATTCAGTTAGATGAGGAAGAAGCAGGACAAAAAGAGCCTGATACTTCATCTGAAAAGATTGAGGAGACTGATGAGAGCATTTTAGACAATATCTAAGAAACTGAGGGGAGCTTTTGCTCCTCCTTTTTTCTGCATATGAGGAGGCTGAGTAAATGAGACAATACACTCTTAGTCAGATTGTAGAGAGAATAGAAAGAGGGCTGTTACCTGAGGGGGCTGTATTCTGTCAGGACAGCACAGGAGATAAGATGATCTATGATGGTGATTCCTTGAGATGGCTCACAGTAAATAACTACATTTCAGCGACTGTGTCCATTACAGAGGAGACAATCAGGGATACTTTTACCTTGCTGACAGCACAGAAAAAGAAACTAACTATGCTTGAGGCACTGCCTTACATTGCAGAGGGCAAAAAGGTCACTATTGAGATGGTTCATCAGCAGTACACAGTAGATAGCTTATCAGAGCTTGAGGATGTTATTGAGTGCCATGAGTTTCTAGTGGAGCTGTATGAGAGTGCTGCCTATTATATAGAAGAAACTGAGGCAGAGAAGAACAGTACAGTAACTGCAAAAACCTTATCTGAGGGAGATGTTTATAACATCCATCATCTTTACCACTTTGTTAAAAAACCAGTATCAGAGATTGCTGTAGAAAAGGGAGTATCTGAGAGGATGGTTTATTACATCTTAGAGGGCAAGAGATGGGATTTTGTATACAGGAAGTTTCATAGTGATTACTGCATTGTAAAGGATGATTATATCTCATGAGTTATATTGGACAGAAAGCAAACAGCAGAGCTAAATGGGAGATCAAGCCCACTACAAGCGTTAAAGAAAGTAAGAAGAAGTATGACAGGAAAAAGGACAAGCAGAAGCTTAAAAAGGAGCTGTATGTCTGATGTGGGTTGAGCTGATAGGTGTCCTACTGGACATCATACTGTCTGCCTTCACTTTTAACTGGGGCAAAAGCAAGGGAGCTAAAAAATAGCTCTCTTTTTTTATGGCTACAGTCACATGCACAAATGTCACAGTTTGTCAACATTTTTCTAATTAAAGATATGACTACTAATAAGGGGGAGTTTACAATGTCTGTCATTAACAGAAAGGGAGCAGACAAGCTCAGGGCTGAGGTCTTGGGTATTGATACTGCTACAAAAGGGGAGAAAATGGCTAGGAGTCTGCTAGATGACTTTAACCAGTTTCACAGTCTTAACAGGGTGAAAGAAGATAAAGAAATTGAGATGCTGTTAGTTAAGCAGAGGTTAAAAGAAATTGAGATGATTGATGCTGAGCCTACTTATCCAAAGGACAAAGTAAAGTTTAACCCATCAGGAGCTAGTAAGACTATTTATGACCTGTATCTAAAGGGCATGAAGGTTGAGGAGAAAGAGGAAAGATACCCTTACCATCAGAGGTGGACAAGGAATAGTACAGCTATTCATGGTGCTACTCAGAGAGACCTGCTGTACATGGAGAAGGTGCTGCCTAACCCTTCATTCACTGTAGAGAGGACTGAGGAGGGCTTACCTGCATGGGAGGACAATATCCTGCAATGGAAAGAGCTTGAGCATGAAGGTGTGAGTTTTATCCTCAATGGTAAGATGGATGGCATTCTAGTCTACAAAGATGGTACAAGGGTAGGCTTTGAGTTTAAAACTAAGTCTAATAGTATTGGTCAGGTGGGCTACTACAAGATGAGGGAAGTCATTGACAGCCATATCAAGCAATGTATCTCTTATTATCTGCTGTTTGGTATCAGGGATTACATTGTTATGTATGAAGGTGTAGCTAAAGATCAGTGGAGCAAGGGTGCTGAGGCAAAGCCTGACATCAGAACATTTCACCTTTACATTACAGATGAGATGGCAGAGGAAATCCTAGACAAGTTTGCTACTGTCACTAGACATGTAGAGGATGGGATTGAGCCTGCTGATAAAGAGTTATCTTTCTTCTCAGGTTACAAGTACCTCCTAGAGGTTACTGAGGTATGATAATCATTGCTTTTGACCTTTCTTTGTCTAATACAGGCTATGCTGTAGGAGAGGTCAAGGGCAGGTCTCTAAAGCTTATAGAGGTAGGCTCTATAGGTACTAAGAGGTTTGCTAAAAGAAGTACTGGCTTTAGACTGAATTACATAGCTAAGGAGATCAGGGGGCTGTACAAAAAGTATGAGATTGACAAGGTGGTTAAGGAGAGAAGTTTCTCCAATGCTAGGATTGTAGCCACACAGCAGATATACAAAGTAAATGGGGTATTTGAGCTAATGACTCATATTGCTAATCATGATGACTTTTCTGAGATCACTCCTCCATCCATTAAGAAGCAACTAACTGGGAATGGGAAAGCCACTAAGAATGAGGTAGCTGATGCAGTTTTGAAACAGTTTAGAGACATAATGGGTAACACTACAGTTAAGTTTAAGAACAATGATGAGTCTGATGCTGTAGCTGTACTAATTGCATACTGTAAACAAGAGGGGCTTATTGATTAGCTCCTCTCTTTTTTGTGCTGTCACACTTAGTAGCTATGCCTCTAATTAAGAAGTGAAAACAATTACAGGAGGTCATTTATATGGCACAAAAAGTACAATTAACAAAAAAACAAGCAAAGGCAATGGATTCCATTAAAAATGAGTTGGGAGATAAATACAGCAATGTGTTTAGAGACATCTCCACAGTCATCGATTACAAAATTAATGGGCAGGGTTTTATACAGAACAGAGTAGAGGCTAACACTCTCAGTGATGCAGATTTTATCTTAGCTCTGACTGTTGGTTATGAGGTTAAGAAAACTGCTGAGGAGATTGTAGAGGACATTATGGAAAGTGCTTGGAATGCAGAAATTAAGCCTAAAAACCCAATGCTAGATACTGCCTCATACAACCATGGAGTAAGGAGAGGTATATTAGACCTAAGGAATGCAGGCATTAAGTTTACTCTTAAAGCTTAATTAAAGAAATGGAGAAGGCAGGGCTTAAAAGCTCTGTCTCTTTTTTTATGCCTCTATTCCTAAAAGTCACAGTTTGTCAAGTTTTTTCTAACTAAGGAATGAAAAGACAAACAGTGGAGAGTGATTGGATGGAGCAGAAAAAGTATACAAATGTAGTTAGAATGGGGCACAGGCTTACAAAGGATGTCTTTAAAGAAGGGGATAACATTGTAGTCACTGAGAAGATTGACAGTGCTAATGCTTCCTTTACCCTTGATGAAAAGGGTGAGCTAAAAGCATACAGCAGAAACACTGAGCTAGGAGAAGGTAATACCTTAAATGGTTTTCTACAGTGGATGCATAAAAACATAGACCCTGCAATTCTTGTCCCTGACCTTATCTACTTTGGTGAATGGACAGGCAATCCTCATAAAGTTAGGTATGAAGGGCATGAGAAGCAGTTCTTTCTCTTTGATGTATACAGCAAGAAGTTGGACAAATACCTCCCTTTTTCTGTGGCTAGAGCAGAGGCTAACTACATAGGTCTAACTCTTGTTCCTGTCTTTTATGAGGGTGAGTACAGAGGCTATGAGCATCTTGAAAGCATGGTTGGTAAGACAGCTCTTGGAGGAAAGTTAGGAGACATTGAAACAGGTGAGGGTATTGTAATCAAAAACTATGACCACTTTAACCATGAAGGTAAGCAGGTCTTTGTCAAAATGGTAACAGATGCTTTCAGAGAGGTTAAAAAACAAAAGCCTCCTAGGAATCCTGCTGAGATTGGTGTGGAGGGTATGTTTATCAGAAACACAGTTACTCCTGCAAGGGTAGAAAAGATTTTTCTCAAGATGCTAGATGAGGGAGTGCTTGAGTATGATGTAGCTATTGAGGACATGGGTAAAATCCTAAAGGCTGTAACACCTGTTGTTATTGCTGATGTATTGAAGGAAGAAAGAGACTCGCTGCCTGAGGAATACTCTGACAAGGCTTTGAGCAAAGCAGCAAGTAAGGTAGTGCCTCAGATTATCAAAGATATTTTAAAGGAGAGGGCTTAACAGCTCTCTTTTTTTTATGCTGTCACACTTACTGCTAGTCCTTCTAATTATAGAGGTGAAAAGACAAAGGAGGACATTAAATGTCAAAACTAACAGTATTCACAGGTAGCATGTTTGCAGGTAAGTCAACTGCTCTAGTAGAGGCAGGTAAAAAGGAATCTAAGGAAGGCAAGACAGTTCTTTTTATCAAGCCCACTTTAGACAGCAGATACTCAGATGATGAAATTGTTACTCATGATGGTGAATCAGTGAGAGCTATGGTCATTGATCATGACACACAGATGGGTATGCATGACTTTTTCACAATTATGGGGGCAGATGTTGTCCTGTTTGATGAGGCTCAGTTCTTTACTGATGACCTAGTAGAAATGGTCTCTGACCTAGTAGGGGAAGGAAAGACAGTCTATGTGGCAGGTCTTAACACTGATTACAAACTCAAGCCTTTTGAGACCACAGTGAAACTTATTGGGATTGCAGATGAGGTGAATGTACTAACTGCTATCTGCGCTGACTGTGCAAAGCAGGGAGCTACTGTAACCATCAAGACCTCAGGCTCTGATGACAGGATTGAGTTAGGGAGTGAGGATATTTATAAGCCAGTGTGTCCTGAGTGCTATCTGACCTCTGCTGCTTCTTTTAAAGGGGGTGACAAGTAATGAGTAAAGTTATTGCCCAGTCTCAAAAGCATGTATCAAAAGCTGTAGGTGTGTTTAGTCAAGCTGTCAATGAAGTGGAGAAGGCACAGACTGTCCTACAAGAAGGCATCAAGGCTGACAGTGCAAAGGTGCTTAGCATTAAGTCACAGATCAGCAAGCTTGAGCAGGATATTGTAAAGACTGAGAAGGCTAAAGAGGCTAAAGGTGCTGAGTTTAAAAAGAATCAGGACCTACTAGCCAATCTAAAGCAGTTTACTGAGGGTAAGTAATGCCCTTGCAGGGGAGAGGGAGGACATGTCAGTGATTGTAGTAGGTGGAATGATTGGACTGGGTAAAAGCTCAGTCTCAAAAATTCTAGGTGAAGCCCTAGACAGTGAGGTGTTTTATGAGTCTGTAGATGATAACCCTATTCTGCCACTGTTTTATACAGCATCAGAGGAGGAGATACAGGCTAAAAGGTATCCTTTCTTGTTACAGCTTCATTTCCTAGATACTAGGTTCAAGAGTATTAAGGAAGCTCTAGGCAGTAACAAAAATGTGCTAGACAGATCAATCTATGAGGATTGGTACTTTGCCAAAGTAAATAAGGATTTAGGCAGGATCTCAGCCCTTGAGTTTCAAGTGTATGAAAACCTGCTTAATAACATGATGGAGGAGCTAGATGAGCTGCCTAAGAAGGCTCCTGATCTGATGATCTACTTAAAATCCTCTTTTGAGACTGTCCTTTACAGGATTGGACTCAGAGGCAGAGACTTTGAGCAGGATACTAGCCTGATTGATTACTATAAAACCCTTTGGGAGGGCTATGATGAATGGCTGTTTAACCACTACAAGGCATCCCAGGTGTTAGTAGTGGATATGGACAGGCTTGATGTAGTCAATAACCCTGAGGATGCAGAGCAAGTAGTACAGGAAGTCAAACAAACACTAAATGAAATGGGGATTAATTAATATGACAGCATTAGCATTTTTTAACTTACTTCAACTTATTGGAGGCTTTATCCTTGCAGTGGGATACCTGCCACAGATTGCAAAGATCATTAAAACCAAGTCAGTGCAGGACTTTAGCAGGCTGTATCTTGGTGGTGTCTTTATTGGTATTGTGTTTATGGAAATCTATGCAGTGTACATGTTTTTTGTAATCCATACAGCAGGTGCTTTCTTCATCACTAATACTATCTCCTTCATCTTGTCAGGTACTGAGTGCGCCCTAGTGTTTTACTTCTATAACAAGTTTAACAGGAAGGCATCTAAGTAATGAAGGGGGAAACAGCTTTAGGCTGTGTAGTCATTGCATTGGTTGGTATTCTGATTTTGGCAGGGATAGCAGTAAACTTCCTACTGTTGCCCTACCTTTTGATGATTGCTTTAGGGGCTTTTGGAGTTCATTTCTCCTTCCTAGTTTGCTTAGCTCTTTGGATTGTAGTTACAGCCCTGTTAAAGAAGCTTATACCTAAGAGACAAGTTGAAACAGAATAGTGTCACACTTTAAACAGACCTCTCTAACTAAGGATTGAAAAGTTAGGGAGGTTTTTTCTATGGAATTTTTTAAAGGTGTGTCTTTTGAAACAGGCACTAAAGGTGATGCCTTAGCTAGAGTTTCAGAGGCGCAGAAAAAGAAAGAGCTGAAAAACTATGAGCCTACATGGGAAGAAGTTTGGTTAACTGGATACCCTTCTACTACAGGTAAGCACAAGAATGGTATCTTTCAGACTAAGATCACTCCTAAGGACAAAGATAGGCTACTTGATGTAAAGACTGCTATTGAGGCAGGTCAGTTAGGTATGGGTGTTGAAAGTCTCAAAAAGTTCTCAAAAGCCCATGCGCTGAATTTATACAAGCAATTAGCTGAGGCTAGAAAGGCTGAGATCATCAAGGGTTACTTAGCTAACATGCCTGAGAATTATCATACTGTTAACACTCATGAAGGTATGGAGTGGGTACTCAGTTTGTTTGAGGATTCTTATGCTTTAGGTGCTGAGGTTGCCTTAGATACAGAGACCACAGGGGTAGAGTGGTGGGATAGAACAGTAGGGCTTTCCCTTACTTTTGAGTTTGGTGATGTAGAGGAAAACTTTTATATCCCCTATGGACATACCTCAGATCATGAGCAGTTAACTAGAGGCTATGTTATGAAGAAGCTCAAGCCACACCTTGAAAAGAAAGGTACAAAGCTTGTGCTGCATAACAGTAAATTTGATAGCCATATGCTTTTAAAGGATGGCATCACAATCAGAAATAACATTTACTTTGATACCATGATTGCTCACTCTGTACTGAATGAGAATGATGAGAAAGGTCTCAAGGCTATTGCTACAAAGTATGGCAGATTCTTTGGCTTTGAAGATAAGTCCATGAGCTTTGGTGAGCTGTTCTCCAATAAGCCTGAGGCTTTCTACTCCAATGAGAGTATGGAGCTGTGTACTTTCTATGCTTGTAAGGATACGCACCTGTGTCTAAAACTGTACAAATGGCAGTTAAGTATGATGAAGAAGCAGCCAAAGCTGTATGATGTGTACTTTAACTATGAGCAACCTCTTACACCTGCTGTATTAGCAATGGAGGAGACAGGCTTTGAGATAGATTTTTCTTTTGCTGATATGTATAAAACAGAGCTACAGGCAGAGGTATCTGATCTTGAGCAGAAAATGACTAGGAGGTTTGGTGAGATTAATCTTAACTCTCCTGCCCAGTTATCAGCACTGCTGTATGATGAGTTGAAACTGCCTGACATATCAGGTAAAAGGAAAGCTGATGCTAAGACACTTCAAAAGCTTGTTAAGCATGAGTCTGATCTAAAGCTAATTTTAGAGTACAGAGACCTTAACAAGTTGCTGACTACCTATGTAGAGCCACTGCCTGAGAAAGTCAACAAAAACACAGGCAAGCTACACTCAAGTTTTAACCAGTCAGCTACTGTTACATCAAGGTTTGCAAGTAAAGACCCTAACCTACAAAACCTGCCTCCAAAGGCTAGAAAGCTGATTGTAGCTCCTAAGGGATATTTGATCTTTGGTATTGACTACTCCCAAATTGAGCCAAGGACTTTAGCTCACATGTCAGGGGATGCAGGGTTACAGTATCCATATTTGAATAACATTGACCTGTATGCTTCCCTAGCTTCAAAAATATTTAAGCTGCCCTATGAGGCTTGTCTTGAGGCTGATGGAGAGACTTATAAAAAAGCAGGACTGCCTAAGCATCCAAGGAAAATGATGAAAGTAGGACTTCTAGCTGTTATGTATGGCATCACAGTTCCTAGTCTTGCAGAGTCACTGGGAATTAGTGTACCTGAGGCTCAGAAATTTATGGATGACTTCTATAGCTCTTATCCTGAGATGACTGCATGGATGGCTAAACAGGTAGCTCATGCTGATGAGACAGGCTATGTAGAGACAATGCAAGGCAGAAAGAGAAGGTTTATAGGTCACACAGTAATTGCTAAACACTATCACGCTTTACATGCAAAGGTGGTCAATATCCTAGGCAGAGAGCCTGAGAACATATGGAGAGAGCCACTGCCTAGAAACCTCAAAAAACAGTACTGGGAAGTCAACAAAGACTATCAAAGGGTAGCTAGGATGTCTGTAAATGCAATTATCCAAGGTAGCGCTGCTTTGATGCTTAAAAAGGCAATGATTGCTGTCAATGCTCACTTAGAAAGAAAAGGGGCAGGGTGGAAAATGATGGCTACCATCCATGATGAGCTGTTATTCCTTATCCCTGAGGCAGTTACACCTGAAGAGATCATTGAGATAGAAAACATCATGAAAGATGTAGTTAAGCTTGATGTACCTTTGAAAGTTGATACAGAGGTAATGATTAGATGGGGAGAGGGCATCCCTTTTGCTGAATGGGTAGAAAAAGGCTGTGGCAGAAAACCTTTTGAGGAGGTAGCTTAATATGGGATTGCTAGGTGTAGGAGTACCTAAGAATCCTCATGAATACAACAAGGTTTGTCACTTGAGGAGAAAAGTAAGAGTCAAGAATATAGAGGAGCTGTCTAAAGAGGTTGAGAGGATTAAAGAAAGGCGCATCATTAAGGTGCATGACATTGAGTTAGAGGCTATATTTCCAAAAGGCACATACCTCATTAAATGTGTCAGGTACTATGAAAAGCCTGCAATTTTATGGACAGGGGGAGTAGAGGACTTTTAAGCCTCTGCTCTTTTTTTGTCACAGACAGCACATGCTTTTCTAATTAAGGAGTGTAAACAAATATAGGGGGGATACCTTTGCACTTAACAGCTAAAGTGAAAGTAACAGGAATCAAGAAAAAGACATCAGCAGTATTTTTCAAGGATTTAAAGGTAGGGGATGAATTTGAGCTTTCATACTCCATAAATGGGTGGTATCATTCTGCTCCTAGCATTGACATCTATCAGGATGAGCAGATCAAGCATATGAATACTGCTAACCAATTAAGAAATAACTTGGCTAACTTTGAGGTTGAGCAGATTGGATAAGGACATCCTTGAGCTGATTGGCAGGAGGAGAAGGCAGATTCTTGTCCACTCCTTCCTGTACTATCAGTTAAATGAAAACATCATAGCAGATCACACTTTTGATCTGTGGAGCAAGGAGCTTGTACAGTTACAGGAGAAATATCCTGAGGAATCTAGGCAGGCTGTATACTATGCTGAGTTTACTAAGTTTGATGGTAGCTCAGGATATGACCTGCCCTACAGCCTTCCTGAGATGCAGAGTACAGGGCATAAGTTACTGGATTATCACAAAAAGCTAAAGGGGCACAGTGCATGAGCTTAGTATTGTCAGCAGGCTTAGCAGGTCTGATCTTAATAGGTGGAATGGGCTACAGAATGGGCAGGGAGTAAATTCTCTGCTCTTTTTTCTTTGTCACACTTTACCAAAGCCTTTCTAATTAAGAAGTGTAAATAAAATAACATAGGGGGTAGGGCTGTGAAGTTTACAGAGAAGCAACTAGAATCCATCCATTTTGAATCAGGGTTTTACAAAGAGGAAGGCAATGAGGGCAGTTGGGTAGATGTGGAGCTGATTGAGGAAGATAATTGGACAGATGGAGGTAAGTATTCTTATTGTCTAGTGATTTTCAAATATGAAGGTAAACATTATTCCTTTGCTGTCACTAGATCAGGGAGCTACTTCTCATACTATGAATATGAATATGACACAGATGTCACTGAGGTTGAGCAGGTTACTGAGACTGTTGAGATTACTAAATGGATTGCTGTGGGGTGACTATGAGGGCAGAGATTAATTTCTCTGCTCTTTTTTTTATGCTGTCACACTTTTATTCCTTCATCTAATTAAGAGGTGTAAGCAATTAAGAAAAGCTATGGAGGCTGATTGTATGAAGTTTATTGGGAAAGAGTTAAAGCTGTGGGAAATCATGAAAGAGGGTAAAAATGGTGAAATTTACGAGATCACTGATTGTGCCCTTACTTCTTACATTGGTACTAAGGTAAAGGTGCAAGAAACTCAGGACTACAGAGGTAAGTATAAAACTCTTGTAAAGCCTGAGGCTAATGATAACCCTACTGATGCCAGTAACATTGTAACAATCTTTGGATGTATGGGGGAAGCTACATGGAAAAAGGTTGAGGCTGTCACATACAAACCTATTGACTTTATGGATGCGGTTAACAGGCTTGATCAGGGTTTTACAGTGTACAGAAAAAAAGGAAAGCACTTCTTTTCTTTGAGTAGATATACCAGTTTTGAGAAGGCAAGAATTGAGGACTTTTCTGATTTAATTCAAACACAGTTTTACAAGAAGGAGGCTAACTAATGCCTGTTTCTTCTTCAAGATCATCTTTCAGCAGTACACCTAAGTCAAGTAGTAGCTCAAGCAGTTCTTACAAAAGCAGTAGCTCAAGCAGTAAGAGCAGTAGTTCTAGTAAAAGCTCAGGGGGATGGTTTGGTTCAAGTAGTGAGGCAAGCAGCAGCAAGTCATCCAGTAAGTCCAGCAGCAAAAACTCTAAGCCTAGCAAGTCGATCACGCTGAGCAAGTCAAAGGCTGAGAAGGCAAAAGTTAAGGCTAAGGCAGAGACAAAGAAGAAGGCTACAGAGTCTCAAAAGTCCACAACTAAAAAGGCTGAGAGCAAGGCAGTGCCTTCCACTCCTACTAAAAGCTCACATAGTTCACACACTTCAAGCACTGTCCATCACCATCATCATAACAGTAGCTCTGCTATGGACTGGATACCTTTCATGTTTATGGCTGACATGATGGATGATGATACGGAGACTGTAGTAATTGAGGATGGAAAGGTAGTGTCAGGACAGACACAGACTAATAACTCTGTCAGTGGGTGGGGAATTTTTAGTACAGTGCTATTCCTAGCCATTCTAGCTACAGCAGGAGTACTTTTCTTTAAAAGCTTCAAGAAGAAAGCCAAGAAGAAAAGGGGGCTACATTGGTGAGCAGATTAGACACTATGGCTAGGTTTGCTGAACCTGATGATAAAGAGCCTGAGGTTATTGGTCAGTGCAGGGATTGCTATGAGGACATTGTAGCAGGTCAGGAAGTTTATGCACATGATGGCTATTTGTACTGTGCTGAGACTTGTTTGTTTTCAGACTTAGATATATACAAAATTACAGTAGGGGAGTAATGGGGAATGAAGGTAACTTTTATAGGTGATATTGACACTAAACTAATGGTGAGCAAACTGGATGAGGTTGCTACCTCAACTATAGAAAGAATTGAAAAAGAGCAGGGAGTCAAAATTAATGGATACAGCCTACATGAGGCTGAGCTGCTAGTAAAGGTTAATGTAGAGGGCATGGATGAGCCACAGCTACTAACTGTAGATCATCATGGCATGACAGAGCCTTTCCAGTGGATTGTTGACATGGACAAGGAAACACAGGTAAACAATCAAGAGGAATCAATGTTTGACCAGTACACAGTGGCTAAGGCTCAAGGTCAGGAGCATGAGTTTGAGGAGATTGAGTCAGCCTATGATGACATTATCTTAGAGCTTGAGAAGTCTGAGACTTATGAGGACATGGAGAGGAAAGTGTACTCTGTCATTAATGAGGATTACAAGGTAATCAGGGTGTATCAGCAGAGAAAATTAATTCAAGAGATCAAGCTTGTACCTAGAGGAGATGCCCAGTGATGGTGTGTATTTGCTTAACTGTCATCCTGTGTACAATGCTGATCTGTGACATGGTAGTGAATGTAAAAGGTAAAGAAAAGTAAAAGAAAAAGGAGTCAGGTCATGTACCTGCTCCTCTTTTTATTGCAATACTTTTGTTTAAGGCAAAGTAGATTAAGTTAGCCTACTTTAACTTATTGACTGTAGCTTTAAGGGCATTGTCTCTGTAAAGCTCTTTCAACTCAAAAGGCATTTCTCTTGTTTCTTTCCACTCTTGACTATTATTGTCAAACTTCTCTTTTGTTTCAGGAGGTAATCTAAACTCAATAAGTTCACTAAGGTCACTTACTTGAAGGGCTACCATGATAGCTAAAAGTTGTACCTTATTAAAGCTGATACCTTTACCATTAACTATCTGAGATACAGTACCTATCCTCATGCCTGTCATTAAAGCTAGGTCTTGTTGGGTAATGCCTCTTTCTTTTAAAAGGTCATCTATCTTTAAAACAATCTCAGCATCCTCTAACAGCCTTGCTGTACCTACTACTACATCATTCATTAAGCTGTGAGACCCATCTAAAATAGTACTAACCTTCATCTTCTTCATCCAAAATTCCTCCACTTTGTCACTTATCTATTAAAACCTAACTACAGGTAAATTCCATAATACTGTAATTCGCTACAATGACAATATTAACTGATCTATGTCACAGATGCAAACTTTTCTTCTAATTAAGAAGTGAGACAAGTTAGAAAGTCATCACTTTAAATTAAGGGGTTGCATATATGCTAGTACAAAAACCAGTTAAAATAGCCCTTTTGGGAGAAATCAGGGCAGGTAAGGATACAGTAGCTGAGCTTATTGAGAAGCACATTAAAGCTGCTAAATCCACCTACTTCTTAGCCTTTGCTGATGGTATTCACAAGGTTATCAGAAAGTATTTCCCTGAGGCTTACAAAGAGGGCAAGCCTAGAAAGCATCTACAGCAGATAGGTCAATCATTTAGAGTGCTTAATCCTGACATATGGATTGACACTCTTTTTAATTCCAATGTTTTTAATAAGGCAGCTAGGTCACAGTCCAATATTATCATTACTGATGTAAGACAGCCTAATGAGGCTTTGAGGGCTATGCAGGAAGGTTTTACAGTGATAAAAGTTACTGCTGATTTTGATGTGAGGGTAGAGAGGGCTAAGGCTAATGGCGATAGCTTCAATCTTGAGGACTTCTACCATGAGACAGAAATGGCTATTCAGCAGTGCCCTTATGATGTACTTATTGATAACTCTTATACCCTTGAAAATCTTGAAGAAAGAGTCAAAGAAGTTCTTGGGGAGGTTATCACTAATGAGCAGTAAATTAGAGAGGGCTACCCAAGATCATTACACATTAGCAGAAATTGAAAAGACACTTAAAAATAGAGAACTGTCCTATTCTTATGCAGAGCAAGGAGACTTAGACATTGTTCACCTGATTATTGACTCAGAAAAGGCTTTAGAGTTAGCACAGCCTACTGAGATACAGAAAATGACTGTAGACCTTGTATGGAGACAAGGTTACACCTTAGTAGAGACAGGAAAGATGCTAGGTGTAACTCCTCAGGCTGTTAAGTTTAACTTAGGGCTGCTGAAAGTCAAGATACAGAAGGTACTGGATGAATGGAAAGTAATGGACAAAGGAGGAGAGGTAGCATGATGACTCTCAATATCCCAGTAGCAGCATACATTTTACAATTTACTGACAGGGCTGAGGAGTTAGCTAACACTAAGTTAGAGGATGCTCCCTCTGTTGCTAAAAGGAATCAGAAAGTAACTGACATGATTGATGAGCATTTCACTCTAACAGGAAAGATGCCTAAGGCTGATGCTTTGAGGTTCTTAGCAGATTACATTTTGATTACAGACTTGAAAAACAAGGATGTAGATAAAGTAAGTAATGAGGAGTTTCCTATCCTTTCTGTTATTCAAATGAAAAGGAGACACAGGAAACAAATGCTTATGAAGGATGAAACACTAGACTTTCTCAATAACAAAGTTAACAAGCAGTTGGACAGTTTATCTAGGACTACAGTTAAGAAGGCTGAATACTAAAAAATACAGGAGGGGAGTCATTTTGACTCTCCTTTCTTTTTATAAAGGATGGTTAGATGTTTAATGTAATTGCAAGTATTCTACCTTTGTTGATGCCTTTTAGTGCAGATCAAGGGGAGTATATCAATGTAAATGAGATTCCTCCTATACCTAGTGTGGAAAGAGAGGAGTACCTGACAGATCATGGTATCACCCCTATTATAAAAACTGAGGTAAAGGAAAAGGTTGTTTATAAGGAAAGAGTAGTATATGTAGACAGAGGCACTAATGAGACTGTGAAAACTGAGGTTAAGGGCATTTCTAAAAAGGAATATGAATCCTCTAAGAAGAAGGCTGAGCCAAAGAAAGAGCCTGTTAAGAAGGAATCACAAACAGTATCTAATCAGTCTCAAAATTTTGAGTTTACTGCCTACAGCCATGAGCCTAGTGAGGCACAGTCACACAGGTACAATGGCAAGATAGTTACAGCTACAGGCAAAGATGTCACTAGCGGCATTTACTACCAAGGGTACAGGATTCTTGCTGTAAACCCTAATGTCATTCCATATGGCAGCATCTTGTCTGTAAGTGTAAATGGACAAAGCTTTAAAGGAATTGCTTTGGACACAGGGGGAGCTATCAAGTCTAGGTCTAACAGGATTGATCTGATGGTCAATGATACTAATGAGGCTCTTACCTTTGGTGTACAGCAGGGCAATATTTCATATGTCAGAAAAGGATGGTAGGGCTGAGGCTCTACCTTTTTTAATGTCACAGTTTTACCCCGCCTGTCTAATGTATTGGTTGAGGAGTTGGTGGAGTGTTGATTACTTTAGATGAGTTGATTGCTGAGGAAGCCTTAGTTATTCCTGTAGCAGATGCTGTCCTTTCTTCCAATGAATTAAAGGAGGGGGCTAGGTTTGAAAGTAGGGGAGGGGTATACACCTTCTACAATAAATACCTAGAGCCTTTGTATATAGGCATCTCTGTCAATGTAGGCAAGAGGGTTATGGAGCATTTTGGCACTCCTAAAGGAAACAAAGACCTGCGTCAGTACATTGAAAGAGAGACAGTGTACATCTCAGTATTTTATGAGGACAGAAAGATATATCAGGAGATTTATGAGAGCTATTTAATCAAGGTTATGAGTCCTAGATTTAATGTAGACAAGACAGGGAGGCAAAAGGTTTAATGGAACAGCTCAGCATCTTTGATGTAGCAGAGGAAACTGTAGAACAGCCTAAGCAATTTATTGAGAAAGTCAAAAATGTTATTGAGCCTATCTATGAGACAGGCAATAGGGTAAGAATTAGAGCAGCTAAGGAGCTTGTGTCTCCTGATATTGAAACAGTAGCCTACCTTACAGATTACAAATTTGGTGGAAAAGTAGGCACTATAACCAATATGCAGGTGGGTGCTAATAGGGTTTCTTATGAGGTAGAGACTTCCCTTGGTAAAGCTTTTGTAACAGAGGAAGAGTTAGCCTTCATTAGCTGAGATTGACATTTTCATATATTTCAGTATACTGTTACTGCAAGTATTTTAAAGCAAAGGAAGTTGCAATATATATGGAACAACTAGAGGCTAGATTAGAGACTATGCAGAAGTATCAAACTGCTGAGGAGCTGAAAGAAAGCCTTCCAAAGGGAACTACCTCCATGGTAAAAGGATGCTTTAAAGCATTAGCGAATGAGCAGTTAAATGGGGAATATTTTCTAGGCGCTTTTGTAGGTAATGTGCAAGGTATCAATGTAGTAGGCTCTAAGAAAGATGCAGGCACTACAGGTATCATGGCAATTACAAATAAAAGACTTATCTTTATTGGTAAGCTGTTGTTTAACACTAAGATAGAGTCACTGACTTGGAGTAACTTTGATTCTTACTCTGCTCAGAAAGGTATGCTGTTTGGTGAAATCACAGCAATGAGTAGAGGTGGACATAAGCTGAGAGTTACATCTATTGATAAAAAGGTTTGGCAGCAAGGTAAGCAGCTATTAGATGAATTAACTATGTAATACAAGTGAGGGAGCAGATATGCTCTCTCTTTTTTTTATATATTTTTTCTGAGCGTCACACTTTAAAAGCTCCTTCTAATTAAGAGGTGTAAGGCTGATAAAACAAAATAGGAGGTCATTTAATATGACAAACACTTACACACATCTTACTGACAATGATCTGATAGTTGAGGTGGCTACAAGCTTCAATAACATTATTGCAGTTGTAAAAGCCACTGAGGAGCTTTCTCAGGTTACTGTACCTTTTGTAAAAGTTGCTGTAGGCAATGCCTATCAGGAGTTACTGAAAAAGCATGTAGCTAAACTGATGGCTCAAGTAGATGAAGTAAACAGGAGAGACAGTATTTTCTTAACTCTCGCAGCGTCTTTAGAGGTAGATAAGCTAGGCACTGATGCACTTTACTTGGCTTTAGGATTACTTGCCTCAGGTGCTGTAGGATTGGAGGAGTTGATCTAA